GGATGCAATCGAGAGAATGATGATTGAACATCCTGAATTGGAAGACATGGTTGTTGTTAACAACACATGGCAACATTGGATGATCTTCACATTGTTACCAAATTGGACCTTGAGAATTTGGATTTGGTCTGGTTTCAATATTAGAAAGTTTTTGATTACCATGTTTGCTCTTGCATCTGTTTTGCCTTACATTCTTGCACTCGTACCAGGATGGTGGACATCTTGTCTTTCCATTATTTTGATCTTTTTGGAACTTTGGTTTGTTAAAGATGTCACTGCTATGTCAGTTGCTCATACTATTGCAGTAAGTAGCATTGATTTGGCACACCGTAGCATGTGGACATATGTTTCACGCACTGTGACTAATCGTTCTTTCATGAACAAAGTTCTCAGTGTTTCGATGGGATTTGCTGCTGGTATGGTTTTGTTCCGTCTCTGTAGATATGTTTTTATGGGACAATCCATCGAGGCAAAATCTGTTGATGAAGCTGAAGAGAAAATCAGTGAGCGATCAGCATGGTCTATTTTCCGAGGTCTAACAGGAGGTTCCGCTGGAGACCGATCCAATAATATGACGACAGAGCAGTTGAAGAATCGCATTGCGAAGAATGTAGTGTATGTTCAACAACATGTCAAAGGGGATCAATATCGCGGAACCAACGGATTGTTTGTAGCTAAAGGTTACCTTTTGATCCCTTATCATTTTATGAGAAATTGTCCAAAGGAGACTGTTTTCCACATTCATCGTGGAAACGGACGAATTGAGATGCCAAAGGTTGATTTTGGTGAGTATAAAGGTCGTAAACAATGGGTTCGAGTTGGAACTGATCTTGTTATGATTCGATTGACAGGTGTAAACTTTTCTCGAGATATTCGAGATTTGTTTGCTACTCAGTACGGAAAGCAAACTTTTAGTCGTGCAATTCAGCTTTACATTAAAGATGGAGAAATGAAGCAGAATGCATTGACTGGTCTGTATTCCAAACGTGTTGATTATGAATATCAAAGCAACGATTATGTTGGAGTCGGACATGTCGGAAAGAGCGAATGTACACCGTCTGATGGTATGTGTACATCTCCGGTGATTGCTGACATTCGTCATCCTCAAATTATCGGTGTTCACATCGCAGGCCAAGAAAAGTGTAAGAATACGTTCGTCTTATCGGTATTGAAAGGTGAACTTGATAAAGCTGTTTCCGAACTTGATGAAGTCTGTGTGTTTCAGGATATCAATCAGGAAGAAGCATACAACGCACACGCACAAAAGTGCACAGATTCTGAAGTCCATAAGTTCTGTGCCACACAGTTTGTAGATCCTACGTTGCCATTGGATGTAATTGGCACCGTCCCCGGTTCAGGGCCAAGGTTTATGCAAACAAAGAAGACGCCTTATCACGAACAAGTCAAAAACTTTCTCGGTATCAAAGACGAATATGGTATTCCCAAATCGTCTGCGAAAATCGTAGATGGCGAGTTGAAAAGTCCGTGGAGAAATTGTATTGAAGAGTTGAATCAAGCCAAAAATCTTATTCCTTACACTGCATTGGAACGCGCTCGGGAAGAGATTGTGGAAGAATTCAGTAAACCGTTGGAACAATATATCAAGGCTGGAGGGATTGGACGTCCCCTGACTGTTGAAGAAGCGATTAACGGAATTCCGGGATACCGTGGAATTGACGGTCAAAAGATGTCCACTTCCGCAGGTCTTAAGTATGGAGGCACCAAGAAGAAGC